CCGCTGGACGTAGCTGTCGGCTTCATGAGCCAAGGCATCTATGTCGAAGAGATCGAGTTCGACGTCGACCATTTCAATTCCTAAGGAACCCGTAACACAATGAAGAACTTTACCTCGCCCAAGGGCAACGCTGGCTTTACCAACCTGATTCGTCCGGACACGAAGTTCGACGAAGGCGGCGTCTATAAGACGTCCATTACGTGCTCGGCAGATGCCGCAGCAGCCCTGATCGACCTGATCGACGACGAAGCTGTTGAAGAGCTTGGTGCGAAGAAGGCCAAAGAGGCACACCGCCCCTACAAGGTCAACGAAGACGGCACGGTCACGATCAACTTCAAGTCGAAGGCCACGGATGCGAAGGGCAACAAGCGACCGGCTCCGAAGCTGTTCGACGGTCAAGGCAATCCGATCCGCAACACGGAAGACCTGCACATCGGCTCGGGTTCGGTCATCAAGGTCAAGGGCGCTGCATCGGCCTATACCTCGGGCAAGAACATCGGCGTGACGCTCTACATCAACTCGGTGCAGATCATCAAGCTGGTCGAGTACAACGCTGGCGGCTTCGAGGCTGATGACGAGGCTGACTTCGTCGCTGGCGGCACGATGACCCAACGCATTCCGGACTCGGCGTATGACGACGAACCGGCTGGTGCTGGCGATGAACCGGCGGGCAAAGACGTCGACTTCTGATGAAGAAGAACTGGTTCAGCAAGAAGAACGCTGGGCTGAAGCTGAAGCAAAAGATGCGGAGTGGTCTTGAAGAAAAGATCGCTGCGCAGATCGAAGAGGCGGGTGTGGACTATGAGTACGAGACGCTGAAGCTGGCGTATTCGATTCCGCATACCTACACCCCCGACTTCCGCTTGGCTAACGGAATCATCATCGAAGGCAAGGGGCTGTTCGATTCATCCGACCGCACGAAACACCTAGCAGTCAAGAAGCAGCACCCTGAACTCGATATCCGATTCGTCTTCAGTCGTAGCGCCTCTCCCCTGTACAAGGGTTCCAAATCAACCTACGCAAGCTGGTGTGCCAAGAACGGCTTCCAGTATGCGGACAAGCTCATCCCTGAAGCTTGGTTATCCGAAGAGAAAAAGTAATGCCGACATGGCTCGTAGTTGCTCTCAGCATCATCTACTTCTTCTGGTCTCTCCTTGAGATTGGTGGACTCGTCGCCGTGCTGACTATCCCCAGTGCGCGCTACACAGCCTCGGCTGGCCGCAAGCTGCTCGTGTGGCTCGGCTCGCTCGTCGGCCTCGTGTGCTACCTCGTTTCACTGCTGTTCTAAACCCTTTCAAAGAGAGAAAGAAATGCAACCCAAGATGACGCAGAACCAGAAGCTGGTGAACCACTTCTTCGACGTTGGCTCGATCACGCAACGTGAAGCGATCATGGACTACAGCATCCAGTCCCTGACCCGCCGTATCACCGAACTCCGCGATGCTGGCTACAACATCATCAGCGAACAGAAGTTCCACCCGGTCACCCAACAGCGCTACGTGCGCTACCACCTCGGCTTCCCGGCACGCAACCTCCTGCCGAGCATCGATGACCTTCTGGTCGTTTTCACCGTCTAACATCCTCAGGACCCCTATGAATTACGCTGACATCTCTGTTGAACTCGTTGACTCCATGGGGTCCGACGCAACCGTAGCAAATGTGGCCCGCGTCTCCTTCGCAAAGTCTGTCAAGACGCTGCAGGATCAAGACGTGCGGCTCATCAAATACCTCGCGAAGCACGGCCATTGGTCTCCCTTTGCGCACTGCTTCGTGCAATTCCGTATCAAGGCACCGATCTTTGTAGCTCGCCAGTTGGTGAAGCATCAGGTTGGCCTCTCGTGGAACGAAGAGAGCCGCCGTTATATCGACAGCGAGCCTGAGTTCTACATACCCAAGGTGCTCCGTGTGCGTGCTGACAATGTGAAGCAAGGCTCTGGTGGTGCGCTGAGAGACAGCGATTGCTACGTCTTGCACATCCGAAACAACTCCGTTGATTCCCTGCTCGACTACAACAACCTTCTACAGGCTGGCGTAGCCCCTGAGCAAGCCCGCATGGTCCTTCCGCTGAACACGATGACCGAGTGGATTTGGTCCGGTTCCCTGATGGCATTCGCTCGGGTCTGTCAGCAACGCCTCGATCCCCACGCACAGAAAGAATGCCGTGACGTGGCCGAGTGCATCGCTGGTGAACTCGAAACGCTGTTCCCCCATTCCTTCGCAGCCCTCATGGATAACTGAAATGAAAAAGCTCTTCCTCGCACTCGTACTCGGCGCTTCGGCGCTTCTGGCTGGCTGTCAGGACACGGACGCCAATGTGGCTTCCCGGAACCTCTCGGAAGCCGCTGACAACTTCCAGATCGCTCGTCGGATCGTGTTCATCAACGGTATGACGGACACGTACCTCATGGAGATCGCTGGCTTCTGCTCACTCGGTAACGAGGACAAGCCGGGACGCCTGACCGTTACCTGCAAGACGGGACCGGGGCAGTTCAAGAAGCACTTCCTTGGCCTCTCGGACAACGTGACGTTCTTCGTCGAGCAACTCGATGCGGCCCACGTTAGTACGGACTTCTACAAGGTCACGTTCAAACCGACAACCATCATCCCCGACATTCAAATCCGCTGATGCCTGAACTCACCGAATGGAAGGTCTACGTGACCTTCAAGGTCCCTGCGCACCTCGGGTCCGAAGCGGTCATTGAGACCATCGAAAACCACCTTTGCGACGCCATCGAAACGATGCGTGGCGAACTCACCGATACGGAATGGAAATGAAATACAACCGCGCATTCATCGAAGCTGTGTACAGCACGGCTCAGAACAACGGCAACGACGCAGCCGAGGAAGTCTTCAACAAGCTGTTCGACATCAACACGCAGCCGGTGCAGGAAAAGACCGTTGCGGTGACGAACTCCGTGCTGCACAGCATGCTCAACAACAAGGTCGGCCGCTGGGTCTACCTGTCGGACATCCAGACCGCCAACATCCGCAGCGGTCGCCCGGGCCTCATGGGCACCAACGCGGGGGCGTGGATCAAGGAATACCGCACCCTCACATCGAGCGGCCTGAAGGAATCCAAGGACGTCTACGACTTCGTTCGGGATCACCCCGAGTTCGACGCGTCGTGAAGAACTGCAAAGGCTGCAAGCACGCTAAGTGGAACACCACGGTAACCGGTCGCCTGTCCCCTACGGGTGATGGACGCTGTACCTACGAGATCAAGCCTCCTGTGGTCCCTGCGGCGTTCTACTACATCCCCCACGACCATCGGCCCCTCGGCGGACACATCAACCGCAAGAAGGAACACGCCAATCACTGCCCCACCTACACGAGGGACTAATGGAATACGAAGAGTCAACCCTGCTGTTCAAAGGACCGTGCGAGCAGTGCGGCTCTTCCGATGCCAATGCTCACTACAGCGACGGACATACCCACTGCTTTGCCAACGGCTGTAAGGGCCGACACGATGGTGAGGAAACGAACTACAAACGGAGAAACACCAAAGTGTCAGACGATCTAGCCTTCTACAGCAACGCCGATGTTCAAGGCTTGAAAGCTCGCGGCATCTCTGAGGAAACCTGCAGACACTTCGGTGTTCGTGTGGGTCTCTTCAAGGGTGAGAAGGTACACATGTACCCGTATCACAAAGACGGTGCTGTCGTGGCCGTAAAGATTCGGACTGCCGACAAGGAATTCAAGTTCCTCGGTGAACCGAAGCATCCCCCGATGTTCGGCCAGCAGTTGTTCAACAAGGGCAAGAAGATCGTTGTCTGTGAGGGCGAACTCGATGCCATGACGGTGTCGCAGTTGCAAGGAAACAAGTGGCCTGTCGTATCGATTCCCGGAGGCGCACCGAGCGCTAAGAAGGACATGGCACGCCAGCTTGAGTTCTTCAACGGGTTCGAAGAGATCGTGCTGATGTTCGATCAAGACGAAGTCGGTCAGGACGCGGTATCTGCTGTCGCTGAAATCTTCCCACCCGGCAAGGTCAAGATCGCCACGCTGCCCCTGAAGGACCCCAACGAGTGCCTGATGAAGGGCAAGGGTGAGGCTGTCGTTCAAGCCCTGTGGAATGCGAAGGCGTATCGCCCCGATGGGATCGTGGGCATCGCTGACCTGTACGCAGAGTTGGACCGAGAGATCGAACAAGGTCTCGCATGGTTCTTGGACGGTCTCACGAAGCTGACCTACGGACGACGGTACGGCGAAATCTATGCGTTCGGCGCGGGCACTGGTATCGGCAAGACGGACTTCATCACTCAGCAGATCGAGTACGACGTTCACACGCTCGGCCAGAAGGTCGGCTGCATCTTCCTAGAACAGAAGCCCACGGAAACCGCTGCTCGAATCGCTGGTAAGGCGAAGGGCAAGCGGTTCCACATTCCCGATGGCTCTTGGACCCGCGAGGAACGCCTTCAGGCCGTCCGCGAGCTTGAGGGGAAGGTCTACCTCTACGACTCTTTCGGAGAGACCGAGTGGGACGTTGTAGCGGCCAAGATTCGATACATGGCGCATGCCGAAGGAATCCGCATCTTCTACGTGGATCACCTGACGGCCATGGCTGACACATCGGACGAACGAGGATCGCTGGAAAAGATCATGAAAGAGATGGCGGGGCTGGCTAACGAACTTAGCATCATCATCCACTTCGTCTCCCACTTGGCAACCCCTGAAGGGAAGAGCCACGAGGAAGGCGGACATGTATCCATCCGTCACTTCAAGGGCGCACGAGCAATCGGCTTCTGGAGCTTCTTCATGTTCGGCCTCGAAAGAGACCAGCAAGCGGAAGACGAAGAGGTTCGCCAAACGACGACCTTCCGGATTCTGAAGGACCGCTACACAGGCCAAGCAACGGGCCGAACCATCGCACTCGGATACGACCGCAACTCTGGTCGCCTGTTCGACAAATCAACCGACTTCGTACCGCAGCCGTCCGAGAAAGAACTCGACGAGGCGTACGGGTTTTAAACACATCGAGAGAGAAAGATGAAAACCAAAGTAACCGTCTATGCAGTTCGTCGTACGGACCTGAAGGATTCCGCAGATACCAACTTGATCTACGGGGCACCGGGGAGCGTCATGGGTGATGGATACCCGTCGCACGAAATCTTCATCAACAGCGATAAACGTGTCGCCAAGAAGTTCGCCGCTGAGATGAACGGGCGCTTCGCTGACACCCAACTCTACACGGTCGAAAAGATCAAGGTAAAGGTGCAACTCTGATGGAATTCAAACCCTACCCGAAGACCCCGCGTCTGAAGCGGGACATCGTCATCACCGAGAAGATCGACGGCACGAACGCTCAGATCGTTATCGAGAAGACGGACGCGTATCCGCAACCGGGCGTCGTGATCGCAACCCAGTACACGGACAACGGTAATGCGCTGCTGGTCATGCGCGTTGGCTCACGTAGCCGTTGGATCACCCCCGGGAAACTCACGGATAACTTCGGCTTCGCTGGCTGGTGCCAAGAGAACGCTGACGATCTGTTCAGCCTCGGTGAAGGCCAGCACTTCGGTGAATGGTACGGCGCTGGCATCCAACGTACCTACGGCCTCGATCACAAGCGCTTCGCCCTGTTCAACACGGCACGTTGGGGCGCACACAACCCGAACACCCCGAAGTGCGTCGAGACGGTCCCTGTGCTGGCTACGTGCTTCATGGACGAGATCGACGTGGTCCTGTGGGGTCTGCGGGGCAACGGCAGCAAGGCAGTCCCCGGCTTCATGAACCCCGAAGGAATCATCGCCTACCACACGGCCTCGAAGCAGAACTTCAAGGTCCTCATTGAGAACGACCACCTTCCTAAGGGGAACGCATGAACCCTGAAGACGTAGTGGTCTATGGCATCGCCCTCGCTTTCGTGGGGGTGTTGATCGCCGCTGGCTACCTCGCATACAAATCATCCGGTCGCAAGTTCGACACGGCTTTTGACGTACTCGGAGACGAAGAATGAATCTCGATCAAGCATTGGCTCTTGCCAGTCGTTTCGAAGAAGACGGTGTGATTGGCACCACGGCACAAGCGCTGCGTACGGTCGCCACGGAGTACCGCAAGGTGCTTGCGAAGAACGAACTCACGGAGCGCTATGCCCGTGCTCTGGAACTCCTCGCCAACTCGGGGGTGTGACATGACGTTCAACCCGAACAAGTTTCTCCTCCACCCGGACTACGACCCGATCAAGGACCCGAACCAGATCATCAAGGTGCCGGGTAGCGGCGTGGTCGAGCGTAAGTACGGCAAGGACCTGCGTGCTCTTCGCCAGTACCACCCTGACCTTCTGATCATCGGTGGTGCCGTGCGTGATTCGCTCTTTGGCCGCGAGGTCAAGGACGTTGATCACATCACGACGAGTTCGCTCACGGTGCAAGCTCTGGTCCCCCTGTGGAACCTGAAGAACATCAGCGACCCGACCTACGAGGACACCGACATGGTGTTCCAGAACGAGGACAAGTCGAAGGACCTGCTCTTCGTCACGGACCTCTGGCACCGCGTGGCGTGCTTCCCGGATTCGATCAGCCAATGCTGGTTCGATGGGACGAACGTCTACGGGACCACGGAGTTCATGAAGACGTACATGACGGAAATCGTCACCTACGCGAGCAACATCAAAGCGGAACGTCTCGGACGCCTGAAGGCGAAGTACCCCGAGTTCACGTTCCAATCGAACGACTTCTTTTAAGGATGTGATATGCGCGTTACCCTGTTTGACTTGGAAACCAATGGTCTCCTGCAAGATGTAACGGTGATCCATTGCGTGTCCGTCAAGGACCCAGTCACCGGGGAGAAGCGCCGCTGGACTCCGAAGAATATCCAAGGCGCCATTCAGTACCTGCAGACCGCAGCGAACGAAGGCATCCTTGGTGGTCACAACATCATCGCTTACGACATCCCTGTGATCCAGAAGTTGTATCCGGGGTTCGTCGTGCATCGTGAACGGGTGAAAGACACGTTGGTCATGTCCCGTCTGATCTTCTCCGACCTGATCACCCGCGATGGTGGTCACATCAAGGCCGGAAGGCTCCCCGGGAAACTCGTGGGTTCCCACAAGCTCGAAGCTTGGGGTTACCGCTTGGGTCTCCAGAAGGGCGAGTATGCCGATGACTTCAAGAGGGATTGGATCGAAGCTAACCATCGTTTGGCGTGGGAAGATTATTTGGTAGTCCTTGAAGAAGAGGAACCCAAGAAGTTCGCCAAGATCACCGATGAAGACCGCGTTAAATGGGTCGCTGCATGGGGCAAAGCAAACTACCCTGTGGCTCTTGAGTGGGCCGAGTACAGCGAACCGATGGGTGACTACTGTGACCTCGACGTTGAAGTCACTGAGGCCCTCTGGAACAAGCTAGGGGCTATCGAGTACGACGCTCGTGCTCTGCAGTTGGAGCATGACATCCGTTGGTTCTGTTCAATGATGGAGAGGTCAGGCTGGCCGTTCAAGGTTGAAGACGCAGGAAGGCTCTACGCGACCCTTGCAGCCAAGCGTGACGATCTCCGTCTGCACATGATGGAAACCTTCCCGCCCCTCGTCGAGGAACGCATTAGCCCCAAGACGGGCAAGCGGCTGAAGGACAAAGTAACCGAGTTCAACCCCGGTTCCCGCGACCAGATCGCACAACGCCTCATCCGCAAGTACGGATGGGAACCCAAGGTCTTCACTGAAGGTGGTAAGCCTGTTGTCGACGAAGTGATTCTGTCGAAGCTGGAGTACCCCGAGGCGAAGGTTCTGTCGGACTACTTCTTACTGGAGAAACGAATTGGGCAGCTTGCGGAAGGAAATCAGGCATGGCTCAAGTCTGAGAAGCAAGGACACATCCACCACTCCTGCAACACAAACGGCGCTGTTACAGGCCGCTGCACGCACTCGTCCCCAAACATTGCCCAAGTACCTAGTGTGCGAGCTTTGTGGGGCGAAGACTGCCGAAGGCTTTTCACTGTGCGCGCTGGCTTCCGACAAGTGGGTGCCGACTTATCAGGGATCGAACTGCGCTGCCTTGCCCACTTCATGGCGAAATGGGACGACGGAGAGTACGGGCGAGTAATCCTCGACGGGGACATCCACACGGTCAATCAACAGGCCGCTGGACTTCCTACCCGTGACAACGCGAAGACGTTCATCTATGGGTGGCTCTACGGGGCTGGCGATGCCAAGATCGGATCGATCACACACCCTACGAAGTCCGAAGCATATCAACGGACTGTCGGCAAGGCTCTGAAGGCGGCGTTCCTAGAGAAACTCCCGGCCCTCGGGATGCTCAAGAAAGCCGTGGACAAGGCTGCTGAACGCGGTCACCTGTTCGGCTTGGATGGTCGTCGCATCTCTGTACGTCACAAGCACGCTGCCCTCAACACGCTCTTACAGGGCGCTGGTGCGGTTATCGCGAAGCGTTGGGTCATCGAGTGCTTCTTGGAAGCCGAACGCCGTGGCTACCGCTATGGATGGGATGGCGACTTCACCCTCCTCGGTTTCATCCATGACGAGCAGCAGTTCGCCGTTCGTGAAGGCTTGGAGCAAGAGTTCGGTGAGATGGTCGTGATGTGCGCTCAACGTGCCGGTGCTTACTTCAACTTCAAATGCCCGGTCGGTGCTGAGTTCAAGGTCGGTGCTGATTGGGCCGAATGTCACTGATGCTCAACGAACTGCTGAACAAGGCGTGGACTGATCCGTTCGCGCTGAAGGGAAACTTTGCCCGAGAGAATGCCTACGAGGTAGCAATGGCCGCTTCTCTCGGCCTCATTACAACACGACTCACTGACGACACCTTCGGGGGGCGCTGGTGCGTCACCCAACGTGGTCTCAATCATATCCATGCCGTCACCGAAAGTCGGGGTCACTCCGTATCTCTACGGAAACCTCCTGCACATGGCCGTCGAAGTAAACGGAGTTGAGTACAACTTCGAAGCAGACATCCGAACGCTCCTGAAGATTACTTCGGAGTGCCTAGACCCGTATCAGGTCGAACAAGAAAACGAAGCGTATGCCCTCATCGAAGCACTCGAAGACGGTATGCGTTACATCAATGACGCCGTTGGCGCAGACGAAGGAGCAATTCAATATGAGTAAGTTCAAAGCTGGTGACATCTGCCGTAGCGACAAGTACAACTGGATCGTCGGCCACGACATCTTCATCACCGGCGTCCGCGATGATCGCAACTTCCCGGAGCAGTCGTACTTAGCAACCATCGACGGCGAAGAAGGTCGTCTGATCGAAGAGAGCGCCATGTGGCTCGTGGGCCGCGTCTCGCCGCCTTCGGAGTTCCGCTTCCGCAACGAGGAAGGTCAGTACAGCCGTGACAGCTACGAGAGCTTCGAAGCGGCTCTGGAGGGCTTCAAGGGTCACTCGCTGAAGGACAACGAGGCAGAGATCGTCGAGATCATCAGCCACGGCAAGTACGCGGCGAAGATTCGCGTGGAGGCCATCACCGAATGATGCTCCTGATTGACGCGGACATTCCCGCATACCGCGCCTCCTCGGCACACGAAACGGAGATCGAATGGGACACGGATGTCTGGTCAATCTGGACTGACATCGCGAAGGCCAAGGATTACTTCGACGACCTGATCAAGAAGTTCTGCGACGACTCTGGCTGTGCCGAGTTCAAGCTGTGCTTCACAGGCGACTACAACTTCCGCAAGGACGTCTACCCGGAATACAAGACGAACCGCAAGAGCCGCAAGCCGGTTGGCTACAGCGCCCTGAAGTCGTGGGCGAAAGAGAAGTACCCGTTCTTCGAAAAGCCGATGCTCGAAGGTGATGATTGTATGGGCATCCTTCAGACCAAGTTCAAAGGCAAGTGCGGCATCTTGTCGATGGACAAGGACATGAAGACGATCCCCGGCGAGTTCTACCACCTCGATCAGAAGTTGAATGGTCAGTGGCACACCGTAACCGAGGAAGAAGCCTTCAGGAACTTCCTGACCCAAACCCTCACCGGAGACGTGACCGATGGTTACCCCGGCTGCAAGGGGATTGGTCCTGTGTCTGCGGCGAAGCTGTTGGATACCAAAGGGGTCTCATGGGAAACCGTGAAGGCCGCATTCATCAAGGCGAAACTCACCGAAGAGGACGCCCTAGTACAAGCTCGATGCGCCCGCATCCTTCACGCAAGTGATTGGGACTTCGAAAAGAACGAACCCATTCTCTGGACCCCGTAATGACACCTTTCATCACCGAAGAAATGGCCCGCATGGGTCTCGACGACGCCATCGCTCAAGCCGGTGGTTGTGGGAACGTCGCCCAAGCGCTCGAAGAGGCTGGCAAGAGGCTCGGGCTACCGGGCGGTACGTTCATGAGCCATGGTCCCGCCATGGGCCACCCGTACGATCCATTCCCGGGCGTGGAGATCAGCCCTACGCCTACGCCGTTCAATCAGCGCAAGGGTCACCCGCTCCCGAAGCTCACCCACCCGGACGCAACCGTACAGAAGCATTTGGACGTTCTGAACCTGACGGTCCCCACGAACCCCAAGCAACTCTACGGGGACAAGAAGCCCCCGGTACACCTGATCCACCAGATCGCTGAACTCCACGAGTCCGCAGCGCTCCATAGCGGCAAGCGGAAGTACGGCGAGAACAACTACATCCAGACCGAAGTCGAAGCGATGACGTACGTGGGCGCAATGCTCCGTCACATCAAAGCGTGGGTCTCTGGTGAACGTGTGGACCCCAAGGAACTCGTGCATCACCTTGGGGCCGTGAAGGCATGCGCAACGATCCTGCTGACCTGTGAGGCTACGGGGATGCTGATCGACAACCGCCCTATGACACCCGTCGGTGATCGTTTCGAGATTGCACCTGTCTCGTACAAGACGGCAACCGAGGCGACCCTCAAGGAAGTCGAGGCAACCATCGAGCACCTGAACAAGCTCTACCCGGAACTGCTATGAGCACCGCAGCCCTGTACTACAAGGGCACTCGTGTATCCCCTGACTCCGAACTCGGCAAGATGCTGAACGAAGTCTTGGGGAACCACAAGATGCCGTCGAAGGAACGCTTAGAACTCCGAGAGAAGATCGAAGCGCACTACCAACAACTGGAAGCCGATTACCGGCGAGCAACACGAGGCGAATGAACATGAGCACCGTACTCAAACGATACGACATGGACTGGCGCTACGGCGACATCGTAGAAGAAGCTGAAGGCGATTGGGTACGGGCGCAGGACGCCTACGACAAGATCGCAGTTATGGCAGCGGAAATCACTGTCCTCAAAACACAACTCAAAGACCTGAAGAGAAAAGAGAAATGAACGACCTGAACGAATATCAACGCGAAGCCATGGAGTTTCGTCTGGACTCCGCAACGACGGAATACGCACTCTTCGGCCTCGCTGGCGAAGTCGGTGAGATTCAAGGATACGTCGCAAAGTCGATCCGTGATGGATACGAAATCGACATCAAGCACATGAAGAAAGAACTCGGGGATGTCCTCTGGTTCGTGGCGGCACTGGCGAATGACCTTGGTCTCACGCTGGCTACAGTCGCTGACGGCAACATCGCGAAGCTCTCGCGTCGACAACTGCTCGGCACCATCCAAGGTTCGGGAGACGACCGATAATGAACACGTTTAACAAGCGTAAAGATGTGCCCCTGTCGTATGTGTACGCACTGCTGACCGTGGTGTTCCTGCCCTTCGTGGCGCTGTGGATTCTCCTTCGAGGTTTCGGAGGCGTGTTGGTCGAGTTCTACCACGACAACAAGGCGCTGCTCCGCGAAATCTACAACGCCCCTCGGGAGTTCCGAGAGCAAGAGGTCATCCGCCGTTCGATCCGGGCACGTCGCCGGAACGTCGGTGCCAAGGTCTAGTGTTCCAAAGCCTGTACCACTGGTGGACGCTGCCGTTCTGGTTCTGCGTCCCTTCTCCCACCTACCCTGACTATTGGAAAGCTGCTTGCGAGCACTTCGATATGGACAGGATGTGTGGGATTCCTAACATGCCCGGATTCTAATGAACGAGTCACACGTAACGATCCCCGTAGAGAACCACGAGGAACTGAAAGAGAGCGCTCTGTTCCTTCAGTGTCTCCGGGAAGCTGGGGTCGACAACTGGGAAGGCTTTCACCAAGCCAACCTCCTCTATCAAGCAGTAACCAACGGCGAGGGCCTCCACTGATGAACCTGACTTCCGACTTCCTCTTCGGTCGCGACCCGATCCCCATGGATGCCAAGACGATCACCATACCGCTCCGCACGTACGAAGCACTGCTCCGCAAGGTCGAAGAGTTGGAGCGGCAGCAATTCATTCAATCGTGGAAAGACAACCCTGACAGGATGGGCCAATGAAAATCATCAAACGCGGGACCATCCCGGAAGCACGCACATGGACGTTCAACTGCACCTGTGAGACCGTCTTCGAGTGTCTCCAGTGGGAAGTAGTCCTCCACGATACGCAGCGCGATGGTCGATACGCGACCTACGACTGTCCGGTCTGTAGCCGCCAATGTTACGGCAAGGAAAAAGCACGATGAAAGACGGCAAGCTCTCAGGGGACCGCAACCAGTGCCCCGGATGCAACGAGTACTTCAACAGCACCGCAGCCTTCGAGCAGCACCGCACAGGCGACTACCAGAGCGCCTTGGACCCCCGCAGATGCCTGAAGCCGACGCAGATGGTCGCCAAGCGGATGCGCAAGAATGCCGAGGGGTTCTGGCTGACGAACAAGGCCAACGGCTTCGCTGGCTATTCTGAGAACACCGAGTAACACTTACCTCTCCCTAACCGGAGGGGTATTTTTTCGAAAGATAGTTCTTGCACAGGGCTGCATTGTCTTACATAATAGAGTCTCACACAGCGAGGCACATATGAAGATCAAGACCCCCACGACCCTGAACGAACTCCTGATGATTGCCAAGCGCCCCCTGTGGGCTGGCAAGGCTTACTGCTCGACCGCGATCACCAACGTCGAGGCGTTCATCAAGGTGGTCGGTGATCTTCCGCTGGCTGAAGTGAAGACGGTCCACATCGATGCCTTTGTCCAAGATATGGACAACCGCCTTGCTGACGCTACGATCAACCGCAAGCTGACCAACGTCCACACGATCCTCAAGTACGCGCTGGACCGTGAGTGGATCAGCAAGATGCCCAAGATCACCTACCGCTCCGAGGACAACGACCGGGTCCGCTGGCTCTCCCCTGAAGAAGAGAAGCAGATGTTCGAACTGCTGGACGCGTGGGGTGAGACGGAGATCGCTCGGTTCCTCACCGTCCTGATCGAGACCGGGATGCGTCGCGGGGAACTGATGGAACTCGAAGCGAAGAACATCGACGGAGATTGGATTCGCCTCTGGAAGAACAAGACGAAAAAGGCCCGCTCGATTCCCCTGAACATTCGGTCGAAATCCGCACTGGAGAAGGGGACATTCGAGCACCTGACGGTCGGCCAAATCCGCATCGTTTGGAATCGTCTGAAGGAACACATGGGTCTCCAAGGGGACGACGATTTCGTCCTGCATTCCCTGCGCCACACCGCCGCAACCCGCACGCTGGCAAAGACCAAGAACATCGCAGTGGTCCAGAAGCTCCTCGGTCACCGGAAGATCGAGACGACGCTGCGCTACGCCCACATTTCGGATGATGAACTGCTCGCCGCAGTGCGGTAAGAAGTACGTGTCGTATTTATGTTGCACCTCCTTAAAAGAGTAAGGGGAATCCCCTATTCACCCGAAATGGTCGTAAGATGCGCTTCGGTCAATTTGAAACAACATGTAACGGAACTGGAAGCAACATGACGACTCTTGTAACCGCGACGACCCCGGACGGGAACTCACTGACCCTTTCGGGTGATGCTGCGCTCGGTTATCGCATCTACGGCCTTGGATTTCCCTCGCTGCCCTACGAAGACCTCGTGGACGCGCTGGAGGACTTTTCTGGCTTTGTGGTCGCTCGCACACAGGAAACACAGGAACCGGAAAAAGATTGTTGCACATAATTGAGCAAGGTTATACACTGCAGTCACGGTCAAGCAAACGCACTCACACACAAAACTAACTTAGACTAGGGGCGAATGATGATGAAGACGGCAGAAGAGAAACTGGCAGAAGCACTTGCAGAGATCGAAAAGCTGAAAGACGCGGCACGAGAGGAAGCCACCCGAAAGGCGCGGTTTCCTTGGGAGAACCCCGAGATCCTGAAAGAGCAGAACCGAATGACGTACAACCTGAAGATCGAACCGGAGTTGTACCTGAAGATCAAATGGTTGATGGAGAACAAGGGCGGTATCAAGTCGATGCAGGTGTTCTTTGATCGTGCTGGCAATAAGCTGGCTCAAGAATACCTGAAGGAACTTGGGGCACTGTGAGAACCGAGGACGATAGTTCAGCCCGCTACTGGCGGTATCTCTGAAGTATCGGCTTTAGTTACCACCGGTTACCACTTTGCAGCATGTAAGTCCTTGATTCCATTGAGTTCTACGAGTGCCCGATCCATCTCTTGGGCACCAGTTATCACCGTAGAAACGCTGTGGAATCAAGGAGTTAGCTCACTGTGGACACCGGATCGTTACCACCGGAGTTATCACCGGAGTTACCACCGATGAAGATACCCTGCTGTTGGAAGAAGCCCGGTTCGCCAGTCCTCTACTTCCGCAGAAAGGTCCCGCTCGATTTGATCGGGGTCCTCGGGAAGACACACGTTGTTCAAAGTCTCAAGACAACAGACCCGTTGCAAGCCGCCCCGCTCATTGCCCAGCTGATACGTCAGACGGATAAAGAGTGGGGTTTTTTGCGTTCCTCTGCTCCCGGCAAAGAGCGCATGATTGTTCAAGAAAAAGCGCTGTCCATGTTACGTGAACACGGCGTCGATCCTGTACAGCCAGCCGATGGTCCGCTCTTCAGATTCCATGACATCCTTGAAGAGAAGCCGAAGCTGTCGAAGGTCGAGGAAGCTGCCGTAGCGATCCTCAAAGGCTCCTTCGGGACCACGTTGGGGGATTGCCTTGCACAATACACAGCAGCCCGTCCTAGCGACGATACGCGGTGTGAGCGTGCCTTCAGGTATCTGATCGAGTACCTCGGGACCGACAAGGAACTGAGGACCGTGAGGCGTCAGGATGCCAATGGGTTCATTAAGTGGATGCTGAACCGGGACATGAGCACGGCGACCGTAC